GCAACAGTAGCAGCTAATAGTTTTTCATTAACACCAATAAACTGTTCAGAAAATTCATGTCTTATTTTTGCATCTAATCCATTACGCTCAGCTTCGTTAGCGTCGTTATAGCCTATTACTGTTCCATCTTTACGAGTAATAGTTGTATTAGCTCTTTTCTCATTTTTAAAATCTTGGTATCCACCGGCTGCTCTAGTAAGACTAGCTTTTACATAAGCATACTGTTCCCATCCAGATAAGTTTCTAAATTGTTCTGCTAATTCAAAGCTACCAGTTTCCTCTTCAATTCTATCTGCTATCTCGTTAATTTTTAAATGTGAATCTTTTAGTCCATCTTCTTGATCTACTAAAGCTGCAATGTCATCTGCTGAAGCTGGAATTTTAATTGCCAATGCAGCACCAGCTTGTAATTTATCTTTCTTATCTTTTTCAGCTTTGTCTTTTAACCAGTTACCGAAAGTAGAAGATAAGGTAGATAGTGATTCCCACTCAGATCTAGTTTTTTCTACAAGAGCATCATCTCTGTCAGACATTTCTTGTAGAAATTTTTCTTCAGAAGCTAGGATTCTTGCATTGCTTTTTTCCTGTTCTGGAACTACATCTGTTTGTATTGTTTTTTCGTATTTACCGGGGGTAAATGAGTATCCGCTTTGTGTCATTAATAATTACCTCCTGTTCCTCCACCTGAACTTATACTGCTTGAATCGCCCATACCTTCTAATCCTGCACCTAGTGCACCAGCCATTCCTGTCATTAGTGTTAGACCAACATTCTTCATAACTGGTTCTGGAGGTTCCATATCTGGTACAAGTTGTATAGCAACTTTGCTCCACTCTTGGTTCTTATCTGAAATAAGCTTTCTTCTTATTGATTCGTTACCTCTATCGAAGGCATACATTGATTGAGTAAGAGCTCTACTACGTTGAGCATTAGCAGCACCTAACTTAGCTAAATTCATATTTAGCATCTTAGTTATACTTGCTCCTCTAACTCCTCGTTCAGCAGCTTGTGCTTCTATCATTCCTTCAGCTTCAAGCATACTCTTAAAGTCTTCTGAATGATCTAGCATTGCTTTCACTCTTACATTATTTAGATTAATTTGAGATTCAGTGTATGCTCTCTGTGCAGCTAAGTTTGCTTCACTTATATTCTTTTCAAATTGGACTTGCTTGGTCGTAGCCAAGGATCTGTCCATCATCCACTTTCTTTCTCTTACTTTTAGTTTGTGCGCGTATTGTCTACGAGCTGCTTTGTTTTGCGCGGACGCTTCGGCTGCTGAGCCTATAGCTCCGACGGCTGGTCCGATTGCTGCTGGACTGCACATATTCGTACAAATTCTATAAAGGATAAATTGTTTGGTCCGTAGGTAAATCTTCTAAGAAATTTAAAACCTAAAAACCTAAGTAACTTGATATGGAGTTTGTTTCTTTCATCTACAAAATTCCACAGTAACTTTTCTTTTCTCGACCTCACATAACGTCTTGCTTCTCTAGCAAACGTGTGTGGAAAATCTAAAATTGCTGGGGTACATAGCATCCAAATTTGACCGTTCTCGTGAACGCCTGCCATGCCACATATCTCATTATTTGGGTTAGTAAAATACACTGCGTCACAGTTATGAAAACTTACGACCATTGCATTTAAAGGGTCATGTCCATGACCTTCTTTAACCTCTCTATAATCTTCTGGTAATAAATTAGAAGCCACTCGAAGAGCAGCTTCCAATGTTGCTGGGTGAATATGTTTACTCATTTAAAGTATTTTGTAATTTTTCAATAGTTTCTTGCATCCAAGATTCCCAAGGATTTCCTAGTGGTAGGTTCATACCTTTGTACATCTTGTTCTTCTTAAGCCATTGAATATAGATACGTACTTCTTGTTCAGTAAGGGTGATATTAAACACGAGTATAAAAATTGTTGTTATAAATTCCTTCCCAAGTCATATATAAAATATTGGCTGGAGTTGGGTGTGTTGATTTAACTTTTAAAGTTACGTTGGTATTTCTGTCGTAAATAGGAATTGAGTGTAACTTGTTGTTATTTACTACTGAAGATGTGTTAGCTATATATTGGTTTGCCGGTGACAATTCAAATGTTTGACTATAGTCAGGTCTTCCAGTTCTACTTAAAGTTGTTTGATATAAACCTACAGGTCCAAAAGCAAAGCTTGCTCTATGTATAACTGTGTTTGCTCTACTGTCTGATAGTACTGCTTCTCCCTCTCTTCTTGTTACATATATAGTCGGAAGAGTAATTTCCATTGTAAATAGGTAACCAATTAAAAAGTCTTGTCCTGTCCAATCACCATCAATTTCTAAATTACTTCCATTAACGGTAACTTCGCCATATCTACCTATAGCAGTTGCAGGGTTATTAGTATCATCAATATCGTACGCCACTATTTGATTAGAACTCTCTATACCAACAGGTTTAGCAAAAGTGGATTTCCCTGTTGTAGCGTTGTAGGTAACTGTAGGGTTAGAGGTACTACCTATAAGCCTTGGAATCTGCATCAAATGATCTAAGTGCACTCTATTCTCTGCTATCGAATAAGTATCAGCATCCATTTTTATTGCATATTTCAACAACTGATCTTTATTATTTGAACCATTTCTTACGACTACAAATAAGAAATCATCTTGCATACAATGGTATTGAATAGTACCTGTTAAGGTCCATTTAAACCATGCAGCTAATTTTCTTTCTCTAATATTGTCGAAATATCTGTATCCATATAAGGTTGATGTACCTTCTTCACTAAAGAAAATTACTGAGTTTTCTCTTGAGTTAGATATAAGCTTTAAATCTTTTTCAAATAACCTAGATACAACTTTACTCTGTTCAATAATTTCAGGTTCACCTTCTCTTTGTAGCTGTGCCATCTCAAAGAATCTTGAGTATTTACCAGCATTATCTAAGAAACCGATAGTTGTACCAAGAGAGACAGGGTTTGTAGCAAAATTAAAGTTGTAAGTAGAAAGAGCATTTATCTTAGCTGTTTGTGGGCTGAACACGTCACTATCTGTAGTGAGCATGAATTGTTGATTTTTTGAAAATAAAACTAAACCAGTATTAGTTTGGATTCCGTCATATAAAATTGCAGGATATTCTGAACTAGCTGCTATATCAATAGGGTCACTAGCAATAAACTGTATAGCTGACTTAGCAAAGAAATTAGTAAAGTCTCCCGGACGGGACAGAACTATATTTTCGTCGGCAAGAATGCAAAATCTATTTCTAAAGAACAGCATCTTGTTTATTTCTTTACCAACAAATGAGGGTTCTGGGTTAGTTACATCATCACCAACTAAAGCATCATCCCATTGCGGAGCTGCGGAAGTAACGTTTCCATAGCAGTAGTAACTGTGTATGAAGATCCGTCTAATTCAGTCAATCTAAAATTACCGTCAGCAGTTCTAATAAGAACTATTGGCATTGTTGATCTTTTTAGTCTGATTGTTCTCCCGGGTTTAGCACATTCTTCCCATGTACCTTCACCATCTTTTCCATTATTTCCAAAGAATTTTACAAAATGATTATCTTCGTCAGCTTCACTATTAACAACTTCTACTACCATTCCATCTTTACATTGTGAAGGTAGATCTCCTACATCTTGTACCTTTCCTGCAACTACATTTAAAAGTTCTCCAACTGGAGTAGAAGCATTAAATATTCCCGAATATTTTATATGTAATCCAGTACCAATAGTAGTTATATCACCGCTACTAAAATTACCCTCAGCTATGATCGCAGTTCTTATATCTCCAAGAATACTTTCAGCAGTAATAGTTGTTTCTGTATCAAATGGTGTAGGTTGTGGTCTAACTAAAGCAAGGTTGGCTTGAACTATAGATGTACTAATTTCATCAATTTCAATTTTATAGTATGCGTCTTTCATAAAGACGTAGAAATAATCGCCTTTTAACCAGCCTTCACCACCATGAAGTAAATCATATTGTGTTGTATATCTAGCTTGATATGTAGTTTGTTGATTACTACCAGAACCTTCTGTATAAGGTACTGACTGACCAGTTGTAGCTATACGAAAATATAAATTCTTTCTATTCTGTTGACTGCCTTGGTTAGCAGCATTAAAAACATTAACCTGATAACTATAGTTAGTGTCTGATAAGCTTCCACCATTTAAAGTACCACCAGTAGCTCCTTCATCAACAAGAGTCTTATTACTATCTACTGAAAAAAGTCTTGTTCCTACATTAGGAGCATAAGCATCTCTTCCATCTCCAGCTTGTGTACCACATCTATAGTTACTAGCATTTCCTCTGTTAGCATGTGTTCTCATGTAAAACGCAGAATCACAATAGTTATTAGAGGAGTTAACCATAGTCACATTAATACGTGTAGCTGTAGTAACTGTCTTAAGATCAGCAGGGTTTGAACTGTTAAAAATATTTAAGGCATACTGTTTTGCATAGCTGATACTTTTTAACTCAACAAAAATTTCTTTCCCAAAATTCGTGTCGGGTTCTGTAACAGTATCCATCTCAACAGTTTTAGACCTGTTGTTTATATAAGTAAAATCATTCAGAGTTAGTGTCTGGATATCTTCATCACCTGTATGAGTCAGGTAATTGGTATTTCCGATACCATCAACAACTGTTTTCTCATTACCTGTTAAACAGTCCCATATTTTGACAACACCATTCTGTGCTATTTGTCCTATGTACTGTTCATTCTCATCTCGGTAGTAGTGAAACCATCTACCATTTGTTGTTGAATTATTTGTTCCGTCACTCAAAGATGTCACAAACTTACCAGCCGGTCTTTTTAATAAACCTTGTGTTACGTCAGGTAATGCGTTAATCATTTCTTTAACCTGACCGGGTACTTTGTATTCATCAGGTTGTTGTGATATACCCTGAGTTAAATTTGGAACTGTTTGTGTGACGTTTGCCATTATCTAATAAGTGCTTTGTAAGGTTGATAAGATCTGTAATTACTTTCTGCTGGGAATCCAAAGAAACTATGATCTCCTTGTTCACAGTCGTATTCATGTGCAGTCGCTAAAGTTTTTGCTTCTTCTAATTGAAGTAGTTTTACTAAGTCTGCATTTGAAACTATTTGTGTAGCTGCTCTTACTGATGCTCTAGCAATTATGTAGCGTTGTATTGCTGATGGGATGTCATCAAAATCACGCAAGTAAGTTATATCAAAATAAAAATCTTGAGTGAATACATCAGTGTGGTGTACGTTGTCATATAATTTTCCATCTTTTTTAACAACGTCTCTATTTCTGTCATATAAACCACCATGTATATCAAATCTTAAATAGTTGCTAGGAATAACAAAATTACCATTAGCGTCAGGTGATTTCTTTACGTTGTCTTCTTTATTAAAATGCCAACCTTCGTTTTGTACATCTTTAGTTACCTCTAACAATATGTTATGAACTATTGATATCTCAGGGTTAGCCAAAGGATCTGGTTGCCCCGGTTGTTGTACTAAAGTTGTAATAGGAGATTGACCTATACTACCCAAGATAGAGTTTACTGCGGATAGTTCGGTATCGGTTGCTAGTTGAGTAGTCATAAAAAAAAAGGGACCCGAAGGTCCCGTATAAAATTTGCAATTAGAACGCAGAAGGAGCTGTTGCACCAACATATAGTTCTACAGCAGCAGCAGGATTTAAGTAGTCTGCTCCCATAGCCATGCGACCTAAGATCACATCACCTTGGTATACAACAGACACATCCCCTGATGTTACCTGTACTTGAGGACCAATAGCCTCAACGATTCCGGCAGCCTCTTTTTGGAATATAAGTCCACATGACTTAGTTCCTACTTCAGCAGCTTGACCGTAGTCGTTCTTGATACCAGTCTGAGAACCATTAGCATTCTCTAGTGCTGGACCAATGTGAGAACCAAGATTACTTGGTGCTGTCTTACCTGTAGTACCACCGAAAGCTGTACCATACTTGCCAAGGAAAGGAATATTCATTGACTTGTAGATCTTGATTCCAGCGATTTCTACAACTCCCTTACCACCTTGTAACGCTGTACCTTGTACATCTCTGTTTACAAGTCCGTTGTTTCCAACATCTGTAATAAGTTCGTAGTATTGACGTGGGTTTAGAACCGCACATCTACCTTGTGAGCTAACTCCTTTTTCGTCGAGTGTAGCAGCAGCTTCATAGAAAGCTTTAACAAGGTTTGATGCAACATAAGCATCAGAATCATTAGTTGTTGTACCAACTCTGATCTGTGTTCCACCGGGTTCTACAAAGTTAGCCTTTGTAATTGGAGAAGCAGCTCTAGCTCCTCTTGTGATTGCTCTGAAGATGAGTCTGTCATACTTCTCAGCTAATGCGTATCCAATCTTCTTGGAAATTTCTCCTCTTAATTCAAAATGTGCAAGTGTTTCATCTAGCTCATAAACGAAGGCACTTGAAATAAGGAGCTCGTCGCATGTAATTGTTTTTTCTGCGACTGGAGGCGCACCGTCACTGTTACCTAAAATGCTATTTCCGGGAGTATGGAACTCAGCAGTTGTTCTACCTGTGTAGATGAACTGAAGACTCTTTCCATTCTTCAATGTTCTCTTCATCACCATGTCACGAGCGATTGTCTCGTGCTGGAAGCCTTTGAACATCTCTCCACTAAACAATTTAAGATACAAATTACGGGCGTCACCTGTAGCGTTTGACTGACCTTGGCGTGTTAGCGAGGTAGTCAAATCGGAACTCTGATGAGCCATGATTTATCTAAAATGTAAGGGTATATTTACTTGTCTCTTCACGTGAAAAGTTGTGAGTCTTAATTGGACTCATTAATATTTGTGGTCTTTTCCCACCGTCGACGGCATAAAGGTATCCTCCGCAGAGGGCTTTAGCCAAATTGTAAAGGAGTCCGACTCTGAGGTGCTTCTTTACTTAAGTTCAAATGGTGCACTTACATTGAATGCAAGTGAAATTCTTAATCCATCATGTTTATATTTTGCTGCTGGAACAAAATGTTCTTGATCTGGATTAAATAATAGTAGGTCTCCTTCCTTGATATCTAAAAGGTTCAATGTATTCTCTTCATAGTACCCATGCTTTACAGGTAGTCCATGATTATTCAATCTGTGTAGATGATTTTTTGCATTATTTACAAAAACAACACTGTTATCTTTTGTACTATCTAATTGCAAATAATATATACCGCATAAAAAAACAAAACCACGATCATGTCCTACATGGTTATGTGTCTCTTGGTACATTTCTGATGTATGTACATTAAACCAAGGTTCAATAAAATAGTTAATTAAACCGTAGTTAAAATAATCAAACCATTCAGATATTTTTTTTTTAATTTCATCAATCAAGATATCGGCTGTACCAGTAGCTACTACCGACCAAGAATTTGATTCCTTACCCCATGTTTGTTTGAAGTTAATATCGTCTT